GGTGCAGACGTTTTTCCAGCAGTTCGGGGGCACCATGTTCAACGATGAACTTGCCCATCGACTCCCAGTCGTTCGTCCAGTAGCTTGTACGCACGGTGCGGTAGAACAGGCCCTCAGCAGTTTTCACACTGTCGAGGTTCTGATCCTTGCAGTAGACCAGCAAGGCGGCTTTCACCTTGGCCATCTGGTCCTTGAGCGCCTTCTCTTCGGCCTCGAAAGCCGATTTGAGTTCGCCGTGCTTGGCGTTCATTTTCAGGTACACCTTGACCAGCTTGTCCACCGGTACGGCGGGGGTCTGAGGTGCGTCAACTTCGTCTGTCATTTCGTTCTCCTTTGGTTGTTGGAATCTACAGTATAGTGGCTTTTCCTCCCTTATTCAAGTATTTCTTTGTAAAGTTCGACAAGTTTTGTGTTTACGTCAATTTTGTTATCTAGTAAGTTGTAAACGTGTCGTTCTACACCAGAGCCCGCGAGTTGTACCACTGTCGTGGGGTGGCGTTGGCCGGAGCGATGCACCCGTGCGTTGGCCTGTGCGTAGGTCTCCAGCGAGGATGTTGGCCCCCACCAGACCACCGTGTTGGCCGCAGTGAGCGTGATGCCGTGGGCGGCGGCTTGTGGTTGGATGACAAGCACCCGGGTCGTCGGGTCGTTCTGAAAGCGGCTGAAGATGTCGTTGCGTTTGCCAGCGGACACATCCCCACTGATCACCTCGGTCACCACCCCGTCAGCGTTGAGCTTGTCGGCGAGGATGCTGATCACGTGCTTGAACGGGACAAACACCAGCACCTTCTGGCTGGCCTCATCCACCACCTCTTTGAGCACGGCGTAGCGGTTCTTGATGTCGAACTCCAGCGTCTCGCCAGTGTCGGAGTACACCGCACCACAACTGATTTGCAGGAGCTTGCTCATGTTCACAGCGGCGTTGGGCGCAGTAATTTCTTCTCCTGCGGCTTGGATGACCATGCGCTTCTTGAGCAGGTCGTAATACTTCTGCTGTTGCTTGGTCAGTTCGATGCGGCGCTTGACGTACGTCATCTCCGGCAAGTCAAGGCACTCGTCCTTGGTGTAGCGGATGGCCGGTTGCAGTGCAGTGAACACCGTGGTGTTGGCGTTCTCCTTGGGTATCCAGCGGAAGTTGGTCAGCTTGACCATCACCTGATCACGGAACGACCCGTAGAAACGTGGCACCCCTTGAGGGTTGACCATCTTGGCAAGGCCGTAGGCATCGAGCGGGGACTGTGCGGCAGGGGTGCCGGTGAGCATCCAGAGCCACGTGTCAGGCTTGAGCAGGGAGTTGAGCACCTTCCAGCGTTTGGTCTGTGCGTTCTTGTATGCGTTGGCTTCGTCCACCACGATCAGGTCAAACCCACCGTTGATGATCTCGTCGGCAACGATCTCCACCCCGTCAAAGTTGATGATCACAAACTCAGCGGGACCTTTGATGACCGCACTGCGTTTGTCCTTGGCACCGTGTGCGATGTCAACCGAGCGGTGCATTGCAAACTTGAACAAGTCCACGCGCCATGCTTGGTCCATGATGGACAGAGGGCAGATCACCAGCACTCGGCGAATCCGCTTCTGAGCCATGAGATAGTCTGCGGCCCAGATCACTGAGCCAGTCTTGCCGGTGCCTTGTTCGTTGAAACAGAACGCGCGGCGGTTGAGGGTGAGAAAGGCGGCAGTTGTTTTCTGGTGGTCGAACGGTTTGTACTGGCCGGGCCACTTGTACTGCCCAAGGATTGGGGAGGGGACGTTCTTAATCTTGAGGTTACGCAGTACCTGCGCCTCATCAAGACCCCACTTCACAACGACCTGCTGACCATCAGCAAGCACTTTGCTTTTGGGAATAACCGTTGTCACCCGTTGAGGGTTGCGTAGCGTCAACAGCAACGCTTTGTTGTCAATGATTTCCACTCGTTCTCTCGTAGTTGTAATGACACATCAGGCGAGGTGTGGTCTACACACCTCGCCATCCGTGAAAGGAAAGCCATCATGAACACAATCACGACGCGGTTAAAGGGGCCACTTCTCAAAGCCCCGGTTGCCCCACTCACGCCTTACGAGCAACCTATTGGGATCAAATCTAGCGCACCAATCGGTGCGCGTCAAGCGGGTTTTTTACCACCCGGCTCACGAACACTGTGACCATTACGTGCACGGTTCTTAGCAGGTGTCATCAGACGTACCCCGTGCTTGTTGCTACCACCTTTGGACAGCATCTTCACGTGGTCAATGTCCTTGCCTTCGCGCTTGTCGGCCTTGCCGTTACCGTTCTTATCGGCTCCGGTTTTGTCCATGGCACGACGTGCGCGTTGGCGCTCCATGCGGTCAGCATGTTCGCCGCGTTCCTTTTGCTTTTCGTACTCGGCTTTGTATGGGCGGGGGCTCTTGGTGTAGGGCATTTCAATTCCTTCCGTTGTGCGGACACGACAGCACGACGCAGTGTTTCTTGCACAAACCTGACGGGCGGGGGTTCCACACGTTCGAGGTGTAGGCAAACTTCATGCGATCATAATCCCTCAACCACTTCTGCCACAAGACCGGCTCGTCACCCTTGGTGTACTTTGCTTTGGGGAACGACTTGGCGATGACAAACAGCAGACCAGCTTTGACGGTGTGCACCTGCGGGAAGTGCTTGAACACGGCCAGCGCCATCAACTCCAACTGTCCAGTGTCAGCGTACTTGGCCGACTTGCCAGTCTTGTAGTCCAGCACCCGGGCGGTGCCGTCATCCTCAAGGATGATCAGGTCAGCGATACCACGCCACCAGACGTTGGGGTCCTTGAACCCGCACGGCTCCAAGTTCTCGGTCAGACCCATCTCGTACTCGCACAACTTCTGGCCCGGACGGGCCTTCAGGTTATCAAGTGATGGCTTGGCGTACTTGAACTCCGGCGGAAGCGGTGTGTTGTCGCGGATGTAGAACTCAGCCGCCTCGTGAAAGCGCGTGCCATAGATCAGATGCTCAGCGTTCTGGTCCTCCTGAAAGTCCTTGGCGACCTTCAAGTGGTAGAACTTCTTAGGGCACTGCTCGAACGTCTTGATCGAGGAGAAGGACCATGCGGGAATTTTCATATGCTTGCCTTGTTGATTGCTTGTGGGGCGATCTGCATCCCGTAGTTACGGTCAATGACCGCAGTATTCTTCATCTGTTCGTAGCGGAGTTTCTCCATCTCTACCGCAACACGTTTCTCCTCCATCTCCATCTGGCGACGGCGGTCAGCAATGGCTTCGGTGCGGAACTCTTTGAGGCGCGCCACCACAGTAAGGATGGCAATGCGTTCGTCTTCGCTCCACGTCTCAGCGGCGGCTTCTTCGTACAACTCAGCGATGCAACGGTTGAGCATGCTCTGTTCACCCTGACGGATGATCTCGGACGGGCTCAGTGTTGTAGTTACTGTGTTGCTTGCCGCTGTGATGGCATATCCCCCACTGGAAGCGCCGAGGGTTACGTTTCCTTCATACATCTTCGTTCTCCTTAGCAGTCACCGTAGCTTTTACCAGCACCGGATTCACAGTTCAATGGAAGGCCAGTCGCCCATGCAGGGACCCAGCGCATGCTCTCTTCGACATACAGCTTGGCCTCCTCCACCTCCGAGTCGCGGCACACGATGGCAATCGCATCATGCACAGTCAACACGACCTTGTAACGCTTACCGATGCGTAGCATCTGTTCAGCGATGATACAACGCGCAATCGCTTGGCACACGTTCTCGATGACCTTTCCACCGTAGATACGGGTGCGGCCTTTGCGGGTCTGGTAGTGGAACTCCACGCCCTTCTCGGTTTCGGTAAAACGCAGGTCGTCGTAGCGTAGCAACAGACCGCTGGGCAGACGGATGGCAGTCTCGGACGGGACAACCTCAAGGACACCAGCGCGGCCCATCGGAGCCGGGTCACCACGTGACATGTTCACCAGTGCGTTCTGAGCTTGACGCCACAGTGCAGACACACGGTCATTGGTGCGACGATAAATGTCAATGATGCGACGGGCTTCGTCCAGATCAACGTCCACTCCCATGGTCTTCAACTGCGCTTGGAACTTGGCCGCGCCCATGCCGTAACCCGCACCGAGAATTGTGGTCTTACCCACAAAGCGCTCGTCCTTGGTGATCTCGAACTCGGGCTTGCCGTAGATGGCCGATGCCATCTTCTTGTACACGTCCTTACCCTCAGCAAACGCAGTGACCAAATCCTGTTGACCAGCCAGCCATGCCAGCACACGCGCTTCAATCTGCGCGGAGTCAGCGTCGATCATGGTGTACCCGGGCGGGGGCACGATGGCCTTCTTGAGCATGTTGGCGTTGGAGCCACGGCTTGGCAGGTTCTGGAGGTTGATCTTGTCGTCACCACCAAAGCGGCCAGTATGCGCGGCGTAGTAGCGGATAGGCACGGGCAACTTGCCACGCTCGGCGATGTCAATGAAACGCTGGGTGCGTGTCTCCTCAAGGGTGGACTTGGTGCCCAGACGCGCCGCGACGATTGTCTGCACAGCGAGGTCGGGGTAGTCTAGCAGTGCCTTGAACTCCTCATCACTCTTGGCAAACGCATACGTCATCTTGCCAGTGGCCGGACTCACCTTCATGGGTGGGTTGACGCCGTACGTGCGGAGCATCTCTGCAAACTTCTCATTGGACATGAGTTCAGCTTTGTCTGCGCCTGCGGCAGTGAGCAGGTCTTCCTTCTTAGCCTTCACCTGTTGAAGATGTTTAGCCAGCAGGTCCTTGTCCAACTCCAGACGTGGTTCGATGAACATGCGCAGTGTCAGGTCGATGATCTTGAGTTCCTGCTTGGGAAAGCCACGTGCCATCTTGTTGAACAGTTTGTACGTGAGGTCCACGTCGTTGACGCAGTAGTCACCGTACTTCTCCAAGTCGTACTCACTGAAATCGGCGCGGCGTTTGCCGATGGCGTTCAGGACTTCAGTACCTTTCTCGCCCAGCTTGTAACGCTCAGCCAGAGCTTTGAGCGAGCCACCCACCTCAACACCATGTAGAGCACGACCCATGCAAAGAGTGTCAAGCCACACGCGAGGGTGAACACCAAAGCGCCAACCCAAAATAGCACCGTCGAACATAGTGTTGTGAGCCAAGACCATTGCGTCAGCCCAGTTGAATGTGTGTAGCCACTGCTGGATTTGTTTGTGCGTTCCACTCGCCCACTCCGTTGGTTGGTTGTTGACCTTCACAGCCACGCCAATGACTTCAAACAAGTCAGAGCGTACGTATTCCTCGGTCGTGATCTTCGACAGCGAGTAGTCGCGGTCGTAGTAGGTTTCAAAGTCAATCGTGATCAGGTCCATCTAGTTCTCCGTTCTGTTCTATAAAAATGTTCATCAGCAACGTAGCGGCCTCCCGCAGTCGGTGCTTCTCCGCTTCGCAGTAGTCCGGCAAGCCATCGGCATAGCCGTTGACCCATGCGGACACCGTGAGGTATTTCAAATTGTTAATTCCAGTCCCCGCGCTCGACTTCACGGAGCTTTTGCAGGTAGTGGAGGGCTTTCTCGGCGTCATCGGTGCTCCCATCTTTTTTGCCTTGGCGCATGCTGTACTTGATCACGTTACCCTTGAGGAATCCAATGAACTCCTCGGGGGTGAGTACGGCTTGCATCACCGCCCACGGTTGCACGGTCATGTCTTTGTAGTGGTTGCCACCAACTTGTTTGTCATCTGCTCTCATCTCAGTCCTTTCGTTGTTGCAATAACCATTGGGTTGCTTTGATCGACGCTTCGCTGTTGCTATGTTTGTCGGGGTGACACAAGAACAGTAAGCGGCGTAGCATCTCCGGCTCAATCGCTGAGCGGATGTTTACTTGGGGTGCCGGGCGCGGCTGGCGAGTACCAGATGCACCGGCCTTCCAACATGGGAGGCACAGCTTCTTCCATGCCTCTTCGGGTTGGCGTTGGAATGGTGATTCGCAACGGGTGCAGTATGCAGTGATCACAACAGTGCATCCTCACCCTCGGGGTAGTTAGGTGCCTTGGCCGCTTTGGGAAAGCGCTTCGGGTCCAGTCGGGTGAACGGCCACCATGCCACCAACTCTTGCTGAGTCAGTATGTGCGAGGATGAGTCCGAGGATGTTTTCGCACTCGCGCTTGCGGATGCGGTACACGGCTTCCCCCGTTTGTATGTATTTGCGTTTGTGTTCATTCAGTCGTGTCCTTATTATTTGTTCTGGTGTCATGGCGTTTTCTCCACGATTGGGCGCATCTTTCGTGCGCGGTATTCGCCTTCGACGATGGCAAACGCTTTCTCCATATCCTTGACGGTGATGACTTCCATCTGGGCGTCATGCAACTCCATCGCAGTGTTGAGCGCAACCATCTCGCTGGCCTTGAGGATGAACTTGCCGCTTTCTACACCGCGTTTACCCACGGCGCGGAGCGAGTCAAGCCCTTCCTGCACAACATCTTTGTACTCGGTGCCGATACCCATGCGGTATAACGCTTCTACAAAGTTGATCATGGCAATCAGCGCGTCCATGTCTTCGCGTGTTGCCCTGCCTTGGGTGAGGTTGGTCATGGCCCCATGGTTCTTGATCTTGAGGTCGATCAGGAACGACTCGTGCTTTGTCACCGGGGTCATGCTCTCCAGCACGTACCCCAGCGGGTTAGCCAACATCCCCCGAGGGCGGTACTTACTACGCTTGCGCATCAGTCATCCAGACCTTTGAGCAAGTTCTTCAGTTGCTTGAGTTGCCCAGCCATCTTGGCCGTCTCTTGCACGTCGTCTTCGATCTCGATGGCCACTGTCTCAAGTTCAGAGGCAAGTGTTTTCATCTTATCAGCCAGTGCCTTGGCTTCTGCGGCGTATGTGTTCGCCTGAGTTGCCAGCGTACTGAGACGCTCGATGGGTGGTTGCTTCGGTGCGGCTTTGGGTATGACACGCATGGTGGTGGGGGTGGTTGATATTGCCACTTCGTTCTCCTGTTGGTTGTCTGGTTCAGTTGTAGGTTCTGGTGCGGAGGCTAAGATTTCTTTGGTCGCCACCGCCTTGGTCTCTTTGATGTGCACCCGAGTGAACAGGCCGTTCTTCGGCTCAGTCACCAGCCCGGTGCGGCGCAGGGTGTCAAGACACCCGAGCACGGCGCTCATGTCACGCATGCTGTGCCCGTTACGGCGCAGTTCTGCAATGATTTGTGAGTGGTCCCATGCGTCAGCGGCAGGAACGGCGTCATACACCTTTTTGACGGGTGCGTTGAGTTGGCTATACAGCACACGAAAGCGGGTAGGACTGAGCATGATGCACCTCAGCGAACGCGGCGTATCCACACCGGTGCGTCACGCACAGTGGGCTCTTGCTCTACGGGTTTAATCCAGCGGCCCGATGGTGGAATCCAGCCTGTGTACTTGTGCCACGTGGCTTGCACATCTGCACCGGGCTTCCACTTGTAGCTGGGGTGACCGACCGGGATGATCGGCATGGTGACGCGCATTGCGCGGGGTTTTGTTTCTACCACTTCGTTCGTCATCATTGTTCTCCTAGTAAGTATCTAACATGGTCAATGTTGGTTTCATTGATCACCATGGCAATACCGCCCATGGCCTTGATGGCTTCTAAGTTCTTCTCCTGCAACGGTGTCGGCTTGTTGGTTCCAGCCTTGCACTCGATGCCAAAGAACTTACCGTGATAGCACCCAACAATGTCAGGCACACCACTGCCGCCGTACCCGCCAGTGACGGGATAGAAATAGTAGGCGCGGAGTTCCTTGAGGATTGCCACGACCTTCTTCTTGACTTTGACTTCAGGTGTATCAGCCACGGAACAACCCCTTGATACGTTGCCACAGAGTAGGCTTCTCGATCATGGTGATGGGCATGACTTCAAAGGGCTTGGGTTCAGGACGTGCGAACAATTCATCCGTTGTGATTTCGCGCCAAGAGCCGGGCTTGGCCCCGACCGTAGGTTGGGCATCATTGATGCCAGTTCCCGCACGTACTTTGCGTGAGGGCTTCTTCGGGGGTGCGCCAATACCTGCGGAGGGTACAGGTGCAGGTGTGCCGATGGCACCCAGACCCTTGGCTTTGTTGAGGTTGTAGCGCAGTTGATAGACCATCTGCGGCTTGACCTTGAGCTTGGCAACGATCTCCTTGGTGGAGTAGCCTTGCTCAAGCATGTTGCGCACCTTGTGCGACATAGGCATGCGTTTACTCATTGCGGTTCCTTTTCACTTCGTTCGATAAAAATTGTTAGGGAGTCCCTAACATCACACTTCCGCACGGCGACGATCAGGTGAGTACACCCAATAGACATGTGCAGAAATCCTACGGCCTACGCCCCCCACTTCTGTTGTTGGGGGTGTCGCATCCATCATCATCAAAATAGCCAGACGTTCCTGCACCCAGTCGGGTAGGAGGTCAGGACGATCATAGTGCCCGTCGATCATGGAGTCAACCTTTTCAACGCCGAGGCACAACACATCTACCCCATCGGGATAAATACTTATCCGATAGATGGTGTCGTCGAGTAAGGCGAGATCGTCCTTACCCTTGGTCGCCATGTACATGTCACGGCGGACCACAGTCTTCATCGCCACTTCTATGTCGTCCGGTAGGATGTCATTGGCAAGTATGCGACGTACAGTTTTATCCACAGGTTCTGTCAACCCGAACGGTCCTTTGCTCATCTCTTTTTCTAAGCCCTCTTTCCAAGTCCAATCAACATACATCATGATCATGGACTCCATGGTGTGGTTGTCCAGTGCTTGCCCGGTCTTGCGCGACATGGCTTGCATCAGGCTCATCTGGGTGGCAGTGAGTGTTATGCGGCGTGTCATGTGAATATCTCCTTGAGTGTCATCAGCGCCAACATGACGCCGACGAACCAGTACGGCCAACTCATGACCGCTCAACCCAGTACGTTGTGTCCGATGCTTTCATGCCCAACTCGGGGATGTAGCTACCGTTCTCCAGCATGCTCAGTGCGGCGAGTTTGTGTCCGATGTCCGAGGGTAAGTCGCATGCCTTGAATGTCTGCACGCCCTGCGTACTGCCCTTGATGCTGTTGGACTTCACGTCAAACACTTCGAGGATTTCAAACACCTGCTCGTCACCCATCATCCGGGCTTGCACGTAGTAACAGTGCACGGCCTTGCTCATGTGCTCAACCATCTCGTTGTGCTTGGTCTGCCATGTCATCAGCTTCTCCTTGATCAGTGGATTGTTGAACTCGTACCCACGCACCAGCATGCCGAACAACTCATCACGGAAATCGTCACCCTCGAACAACGCACGACGCGCATCGTCTACGCCACTGCGGATACTCCACGACTTGTTGCGCACGTTGCTGGCAAAGTTGTCATACGTGATCTGCGCACACTCCATCGGTGTGTATGGACGTACGTGTTTCTTGAGCGCCACGACAGCGCGGTCGAGCTTCTCCGACATGACCATGTAGTATTGGTCACGGCGCTCAGAGAACTTCTCATTGCGTATGGTGCGTGACGCCACAAACCAACGGTGCTGTGTACCCGTGACACCCACGTCGGCGTAGCCAAACTGGCACATCGCATACTCTTGCCCGGGAAGGTATGCATACATGGCACAGTGCGCCACAATGCCGCCCACCCACTCGCTCTTGCAGTCACGGTTCACGCCGAACTTGATGTTGCGGTATACCTTGCGCACCTCAGCGGCGAACTCGGCGCAACGCTTGGTCACGCGCACTCCATCGACAAACTCAGTGCGGTTGGCAAGGTCGGCTTGTGTGTCCGCAGATTGCGTACTGATACGCTCGGCCATCTTCTTGATGACTTCTTCGGTGTTGCGCTCGATGCGCTTAACGGTTGTGTGTTCGTATGACATGATGTTTAGCCTTTCTTCATTTCGTACATGTTCAATAGTTTGTTCATCGTTCGGTTGTAACGTGAGCGGATGTCACGCAGGATGTCCATGTCGGTCACCTCACGCGTGGCTTGTATTTCTTCAGCGATGAGTGCCGCCAACGCCGGGCGCAACTCGTGTTCCTCTTGCGTAATGATCAGACGTGCAAGCCCTGACGGAATACCGAACAGAGATACATGCCCATAGCTACGCCCAAGGACAACTCCACTGTAATGGACCTTGCACCATTCGGCAATGTTTTCACGGTAGGTATTTCTTGCCGTCCATGTGTTATCCATGACAGGCACGATTGCCGCCATGTATTCGTAGAAGGAATCTATCTTGCCCTTCCACTGTGACTTGAGTTCTTTGTCCACTGTCGTACTCCTTATCTCCAGTTGTTTGCCAGCGCGCTCGTAACGTCCACCACCTAGCGCCTTGAACAGTAAGAACACACCATCGTCTGCGCCATACGGTTTGTGAGCGTTCCAGTTCCATGTGTACATGGTCTTGGGTAGGGGGAACTCAGTCCACTCCACTTGTGAGAACGGTGTATCCGTAGCGGCACCAATGCGAGCCTTGATGTATTGCCGACCACCACGATCAACAGAAAACCGCATGCCCACTGGTGAGTGGTATGCAAGGAACTCGTAGCGACCCGTGTGTGCGTACTGACCTGCACCGTTGCGGATACGCACGAACTCGTCACCCGTCTCGGGGTCACGTGTCCACAGGTATGGGGCCATGTCCTTCTCATACTCTGCACTCGTGCG